TCGTCCCCGGCGTGCCGACGAAGTTCGACAGGCCCTGCGCGAGCAAACAGACGTCCTGGTCGATGAGGTTGGCAATGCGCGCGATCATGGGCTTCAGCACCCGGTCGCGGTATTCGTCAATCCGCAGCAAGAGATCCTGCGAGCTGATCTGGATGTCCACGCCGCGCTGGAAGGCCAGCGTGAGCGGCACGAAGGACTCGGTGATGCCTTCGATGTTCACGGCCTGTCCGAGACGGCCGAGGTAGCGCGCGGGCTTGCGGATGGAGAGCGTCTGACCGAGCACCGCGCCGCCGAACTTGAACTGATCGGAGTATTCGCGGTTGACAATGCGAGCCGCCGCGTCCGTGTTTTCCAACACGTCCAGCGCCTCCATCGTAATGACCTGATTTGTTAAGAGCGTGTTGGCCGTATAACTACCCTGTTTTCAACAAGATAGCCCTGATAACGTCCTTACCGCGCTTTCACACCCATCTGTGCATGACGTGCGGCTTTGTAGCGTTCGTAATCGCCACTTTCCGCCAAGTCTTCAACTGAAGGGCTTGCAGTTTTGGACGCGCCAGAGACCGGCTGGAACGGGCGCGGGGCGGTTGATTTGGCCGTCGGTGCGGGCGAGGCCGGGCGGGCGCTCGTGCCGACAGCGCCCAGTCGTCCGAGGATGCGGCCGAGCGCCAGAGGATCGCGGAGTCCTGCGACCTCTTTTGCCAGCTTCTCGTCAGACGCCAAGGCGTATTGGATATGCTCGCCGTTCGGATCGTTCACAATCTGCCAGAGAATCGGCTCTGGAAACTTGACGTCCGAACTGTTGAGCACGGTCTCGAAGTCGTCATACGCTGACTTGCCGCGCTCCCGGAGATCCGCGACGGTCTGAGTCAGTTGGCGAGAGGCCCGCTCCGCTTCGAGACGGCTGGAGAGACGGGCGTCGATTTGTTCCGAAATCTGCGCTTCGTGATACGCCGACAGGGCCTCATCAAACGCCTTGATGGGGTCCGGCTGTTCCAGGAAGTCTTCAAGTTTGGGCCGAACTGCCGTGGACTTGGCCTCAACCTTCGCAGGTTCGGCCTCCGTCTTGGTCGTCTCGGCCTTGGATTCTGCCTTACGCGCTTTCGCGGCTTCAAGTTCGGCTCTGAGGGCTTCGGCCTCACCGCGCGCCTTTTCGGCTTCGCGCTTGGCTTCTTCGCGTTCGAACGTCAACTGGTCGAATCGACGCCGCCCACGGATGGGCTTATTGGGGTCTGCGGCCTTGGCTTCGACCTCGGCTTTGCGGCCAGCGGTCGTCTCGGCAAACGCGGCTTCGGTCGTCTCGGAGTCCGTATCCGTGCCGGTAAAGACACGGCCGTCATGCTCCAGACTCGTCTGGCCCATCGCCGCATCTGGCGTGGTCTCAGGCGTCGGCGTGATGACGGTGGCGTCACTCATCGGGCGGTTCCTAGTATAAGCACGATGTCAAGCATTTGGAGTAGCTCCCGACGTGTCCGGCTGAGGCTCTGGCGTAAGGGCCGCGGTGTGCTCCGCCATCGCATGATCATGCGCGTGCTCTAAGGCCATCGCCATCGTGTCATGCGTGCGCTGGGCGGTCGCCTGTGCCGCATCGGCGTGATGCTGCGCGAGCGTATGGGCAATCTTGAGGCGCAGATCGGCATCCTTCGCGATGCGCTGCTCTAAGGCGTCCACGTAGCTGCGTAAGTTCTCGGCATCGACCTTGGCCTGCGCCACTGACATCGTTGCGGACGCGGCAATCTCGGCCTTGGTAAGCGCCGTTTGATTCGCCGCCTGAGCAATCTGCAAGTCCTTCTGCGCCTGCATCGCCGCGATCTGCTGTTTCGACTGAATCTCCGGCTGCTTGGTCGCAATCGCCTGCTGGAGCTGTTGCACCTGCTGTTGCAAGCCCTGCACGAGCGCCTGTGCCTGTGGCGGAAGGCCCGGAATGGTCTCCGACGGCGGCGCGAGTCGCTGGGCCACCGCTTCCGCGCCGGGGAAGTCCATTTCCTTCACCCACAGGTCGGCAAACTTCGGCGTTTCCTGAGGCATCACCTTCGCCAGTTCGCCTAAGGCCGACACGCCTTCCTCGCGCCGAGTCGCGTAGGACTTGCCGACTTCCACCGTGCAGGAGTAGCGGCCCTTGGTGAGGTCGTAATGCGTGACTTCGCCCTGCACGGGCTGATTCGGCTGGCCCTGAATAGCCTGTTGCGGCTGCCCGTTCTGTCCCATCGTGTGCGGCGCGTTCAGCATCGCCACGTCTGGCTTATCTTCGAGCCCGAGGATCTTCACCACACGGCCAGGACGGTCGTAGTAGACCGGAATCACGTCCACGAGGATTTCGCCAAGCCGCAGATACCCGCGTCGCACCGAGTCGATGAAGCCGCTGTAGCCCTTCTGGCCCTGCGACTGCAGCGCCTCAATCGCATCAGCTGACACCTGACGACCGGGCATCTGGCCGAGCGCGGGGTCGAAACTCGTCACCCGCCGCACCGCATCGAGCGACATCTGCAGCACGCTCGCCCATGCCGCGACGTTCTGACTCGACTGCGGTCGGAACGGTGGCGGGGCTGGGGTCCCGTTGAGATCGACCTGCTTATACGGCAGATACGCGAAGTTGGACGTGTTCGCGCGTGACCAATACTGGTCGTAGCCTTCGACTTGACCCTCGGCGATGATGAACGGCGTTTTCGGCTCCAAGGCCATCGCCTCAGCCGCGCCGCTAAAGGCGAAGTTCACGAGCGTCTGCGGCCCCATCGCGGGCTGCGTCACACCGTAGTAGACCGACTGCCCATCAACGTTGATTTCACGGCCAGCGATGAAGATGAGCGGGATGGTCTTGCCGCCCCATGTCGCGGACTCCAACGTCTCGACCGCATTGATAGTATCGACGTAAACGACCTTCTTCCCATCCTTGTGCTCGACATGGAAATACGTCGCGATGCGGATGGTTGAATCCGTTACCCATTCCTTGTCGTAATCGTCACCCGTCGCGCGGAAGTCTTCCAAGCCCTTGAGGTCCGCCTTCGGCCAGCGCCGCTTGACCTCAGACTTCGGCATGTCTTGCGTAATGAACGCGAAGCGCATGTCGGACTTGTCGCGCTTCATCGCGGCCGGATCGCAGTAGACACTCAGCGAGTTCGGCAACCGACCGATGTAGAGTTCCTGGTCTCCGCTGTCATCGTCGCAGTAGCGCGAGCAGACCATTGCCCAGCCGATGCCCGCACCACACGCATCCGACGCCGCCCACATCATGCCGTCTTCGGTGCGGCTGTCGTTCTGAATCTGACGAATCAACCCTTGCAGGATGCGCGAGGTCGGATCGTTCGCTTCTGAGTCATGCGGCGCGATCTTGACGGCAAAGTCGGATGCGCTGATGGCGTTGACAATCTGCTGATGGGGTTCCGAGACGCAATCAAGCACGAAGCACGGACGCGGTGGGGCGGCCGGTTGGCCTTGGATGCTGATGGCCCCTTCGCGCTGGAGTTTGATCGCCTCGTCCCACTGGTCGCCAGCCAGAAACTTCTTCGCGGCGAGCGTGGACTTGCGCTGAGGCTCCTCAAACTCCGCACACGCCTTGAATCGGTCACGAGCCTCGGACACATCGGCTGTTGCGCCATCTTGGGCTTGAGGCTTCTGGTCCGGGTTCGATTCGCTCACTTGAGACGTTTCAATTCTGACAGCGACCGATTACCGAGCCGGATGGCCTCAGTAAACCCGAGCGAGTCCCGCACCCGCGCTTCTGCGGCTTGAGGACTCACATAGGCGACCGCGTTATCCCCCAGCCACGGCGGGGCCTGCTGCATGTGCATGAGGTTGCCGAGCTGCGTCATCGGTTCAGGACCGGCCAATAACGCGAGGTAATCGTAGATGGCGTCAATCAGTTCCGTCTCCATCCGTGCGCCACGCATGGCGGTAGAACACACTTTGCGCCACTTCGCCCGCCCTGAACACACGATGTCGAGCAGACCAATCCGGTCACGTTCCATTGTGCGGATGAACTGCATGATCATGTCCGAGACGGCCTTTTCGCGCTTGGTCGCATAGCCCGCATTCGGCAGGTCAGGCAGCCGCGAGGAGGCAAATGGATCGTAGGCCATCAGTGCTTGAACGACCGCGCGTTCATGGCGAACGTCGCACGCTTGCGCATGGCAGGTGACTTGGACTTCTTGGCCTTGGCGATGGCCGAGAGTGGAATCTTCTCACCCTTCGGCACGCCGAGCGCCTCATGCAGTAGGCCCTTGTGGCTAGGCTTGATCCGAATCACAGAAACTCCAGTTGGCCTGAGGCCAGCGCATCGTCAATCTGCCACTTGCCCATCTTGAACCCGGGATTCTTGCCCTGAAGCTGCTTCACGAGTTCGTCATGCGTGGCTTGGTTGGACTTGATAGCGATTGGACGACGGCCGGCACGCTTGGCGAAGTCTGCGGCGGCGACTTGCACATCCTGAATCGTCACCGCGCACGACCGGCTTTGACATCGCGTCGATGCTTGGCGTCCATGCGCTTGCCCTTCGCGGTCTCTTTCGAGCCGCGCATCGCCCCGAGGTTGTTCATCGTGCCGTAGACGATACGGTCCAAGTGCTCGCCCTTGAAGCCTCGGGCGGCATAGTGGTGACGCAGCGCAGATTCAAGAAAGCGCGGCACGGCTAGCGACGGTCGGACTTCATCTGCTCGACAGCGGCCTTGTAGATGGCTTCACGCAGGTCAGGGTTCATGATTCGCCTCGCGGGACAGGATACGCCGATGCTGGTGAGGTTTCAACCCAACCAATGACTCTGGCCACTCGGGAACACCTGCAGCGGCTTCTTCACGGTCGATTTTGTCACTGCGGCGAACGTCAGCGCGAGTGCATCCCCGTCATCAGGCGAATCGACGCCTCGGGCCTTCATGTGCTCCTTAGACTCCAACTGGAGCCGGTCCCGCTTGTCGTGCATGTAACTGGGGCCAATCAGGTCGGACTCCAGCCGGGGATCTTTGGAGATACAGCCTCGGGTGAGCCAGTCCTTCATCTTCGACCACATAAACGCCCGCATATTAGCTAGTTGCGGGTCAGGTGACTCGGCCCCGAACTGCACCTCAACCACGTTCTTGTGGCCCATCTGCTTCAGCCGGTCGGTAATCGGGCCGCCAATGCCCGTGCCGTCCACAAACAGCGTATCGACCTTGCGGCCGTCGAATGACCGCCCGAGAACATCAGCCGCCAACGTGACGAGCCGCATGGAGTCACGCGCCTGTTCGCCAGGCACAATGATGGATGTGATGCTTCTGGCATCCGTCCCGCGCCTGAACACGAATACGCAGCGGTCATCGCCGCCACGGGCCACGTCCAAGCCACAAACGAGCGGGTCATCGGGAAACGGCGGAATGAGTGGTCTGGACTGGGCCTCTGACACGCGCTTTTGGTCGATGAACTGCAAGTCTGAGGCGGCTGGCGGCAAGCCTCGGACACGCACGCGCACGAAATCGGAGTCTTCCCCGAAGTCTTTAATCCACTCGTCAATCTGGGGCTTGTTGGTGAACCGTGACGTGCGGGAGTCGATAACCTGCGTCGTCCATCGGTGACGTTCTGACCCGAAACAGGCGCGGTAGAAGCTGCCGGAGCTGCGTGTCGGGTTCCCGAACCGGAATACCATCGGCTCGCCGTCCGTCAGGCCACCTTCCGACACGTCGTGGATGGTCTCGCTGATAGCCGAGTCCTCATCGAAGATGTAGAAACTGGTCGAATCGGCCGCGTGCTGGCCCGCGAAGGCTTCCGAGTTCTCTTCCCGGCAGGACTGGGCCGAGCAGAACCAGGAGTCTTTGAAGTCCGGATGGTAGATGCGGTCGGCGTTGATGACGAACCAGTGGCCGGTCAGGCACAGTTTGGTCCACCGCTGGATAGACGCCCACGTGCGGGTCTGAAGCTGGGTGAAGGTGTTCGCGGTGACCGTGCCGTGAGCGTAGGGGCGAGTGGACATAATCCAATCGACCAACCAGGCGACGACCACAGACTTACCGATACCGTGCCCTGAACTCACCGCCATGCGGATGGGCGGCACGGGGTCTACGCCGTTGAACTTCCGTGTTTTAACCTGTGCGCCGAGAGCTTCAAGGAGTTCACGCTGCCAGACGTCCGGACCGGCGTGAGCCTTCAGTGGGCCGTCTTCGCCCCATGGGTAGCACGCGAGGACGAAACCATACGGATCGTCATAGAACTGGCTGACGAACTCCGCGATCTGCTGATCAGCGCTGGCTGAGGCGGCCACGGGCAGATTGCAGGGTATCGACCACGTTAATGGAACCGCTGACGTCCAGCTTGTCCTTGAACATCGCAAGGCAGCGGGCGAGCATTTCGAGGGTCTTCAGCTTGTCCACAACGCGGACCTTGTGAACGATATCGGTCTGCCCGTCCCCGGCTTCGGCGTTCTTCTTGATGACTTCCAGGCTGGCGATGGAGGCGGCCTGTTCACGGGTGAGTGTTTGGATGGGCTTCAGATTGCCGCGTTCATCGAACAAGTCGCGGACGTTCGAGAACGTGTGCAGCGCCATTTCCTTCAGGAGGCGTTCAGCGGTGATGGCTTCATCTTGGAGAGCCTGAACCTCACCGGCTTCGCGGGCGAGCGTCCTAGCGCGTTTACCGGGCTGCCCGCCCCCCTTCTTACCGTTCTCCCGAGATGCGTCCCCTGCCATAAACAGAGATTAGCCTAAACAGCCTAGCGGCACTTGAAGGCGCGGAGGGTCTGACGGCCGGACATAGCGTTAACCGACGACGCGCTTTGGCTGAGAGGGACGGATGGGCAGACTTGTCTCACGTGGCACGTCAGCCTTCGACTGTGCGGCCTTAAGCCATGACAGGATTTTGTCGATCTCGCTGGGACGGATGTAAAGCTCCTGCTGTTCGCCGTGGGGGCCGTAATTGCAGATGACGAGTGAGCCATCGTGGCGGAACTCACAGAAGGGGGCACCGCTTGGAGTATCGCTCATGACGCCGCGCTTCACGCCAGCACCTTCTCGCGGGCTTTATCGGCCATTAGTCCCAATCATTCAGACCCACACAGGGCTGAGTATCTGGGCCGTCATATCGCGGTGTCACGCGGGGCTTGTCGGCTTGTAAGTCGTTGGACTTGAGCGACTTAGCCATATAAGCATCGAATGCTTTCACAGCGCAGTGGTCGCACAGCATGAAACCCCAATCGGTCATGATGACGCCAGTAAGTCTCTTGCCGCATTCACGGCAGAGTAGAGGCTCGGCTGAGAATGTGCCTTTGGTAATCGTCACTTGAACCTCAACTCACCGATAGGCACAAAGGCATGGTGATGCTCAGACGGCTCGCGTTTACGTCTGCCCCGTAACCCTGTAGCGCCTTAAGGGGATGAGCGCAGGGCTTGGGCTTCTTGGCCTTAGCCATCGGTCAGCCCCCGGTGTCTCAGATAGGACGCGAGCGGACGCCCATCCTGTAACGCCTTAATCCCCAACAGTTTACGCTCGTCATGGGTCATTTTGACGAGGACCGCCGTGGTCTGTCTCTTGGCCTTGTCCAGCTTCGGACGGCCGCGCTTGCCTGCCATGCCTGAGAGTCTAGCATAAAAATATTTTCAATGGGCATGCGTTTTCTGTTGACACGGATACTTTCGGGATATACGATTATCCCATGATAAATTCGCCCTTACCCGTCAGTTTCGTTGCACCTGACCCGCGCGACAGAAGTCATCGACCAGTCGTGCCGCCGGATGCACACCAAGCCCACCGTCGAATCAGCGGCGACTTACATCGCGTCACGTCAGGCTAAGATTGGGCCGTCGCTGCGCTGCACGTGGAAAGTGCTGGAGGCGGACAACGTGCCGTCTATCGAACACCAGATGGCCGCGCACCTGCGCCGCGCCAAGAAAGTCGGCCAGTTGTGCGGGCGCGTCATCAACCCGCATTCTGTTCGTCGCGTTGGGGCGCTGTGTTCTGTGGAGTTGGCCCGCTAATGTCCTCCCTCAACGGCCCGTCCAATCTGCACGACCTGTATAACGACGTGGACTGCTCAATCCCGCGCCGCTGCTCGAATTGCTCGCAGGACATCGACGAGAGCATGCACGGCTCAGACGCGGGGCTGTGCCATGACTGCGCGTGTGAGGAGTGTGAAGACGGCATCAAGGCCCCGGGCGAGATGTTCCGGTGCGCCAACTGCGCGGAAGCCGCGAACGAACGGGCGTTTGACCGCTGGATGGAACAAGGCGAAGACGACGGTCCGCTGCCGGTTGACGAACAGTGCCGCCGCGCGTGGGCGATGAAGGAGGGGCAATGACTCGACACGTTTCGATCACTGAGCGCGGTGTTTCAACGAAGCATTACCCGTGGCAGGACCGACCGGTGGTGCGCCTGTCATGGGCGCTCCCGGGCGACACCATGATCGAAGTCCCATCGCTGCCTGATGATGCGGCGTTGCGGGTTTCCTTGGCTGATCTTAGGGCATACGCGCTGCATCGTGAGCGCACGGTGAAAGCATGAAGTCTGAGATGGACGCCCTCACCGTGGAACCCAGGCCGATGATCAAGATGAGCCTGAAAGGGAGCAAGCGATGAAAGATCTGGTTCTATGCGTGTGGCTAGCTATCGGCATCTTCATCCTTGTGATGCTGGTCGTCTCGACTCTCGGCCCGTGCCATTTCGTGTTTGATGGCAAAGAACACACGTTCAAATTAGGAGGGAAGTCATGACCCATCACGAGCACGTCTGCGAGTGTGGCTCAACCTTGGCGTGTGCGCGAGCCGATTGCGCGGTCGCTGAACCGTTCCTGTGCCCCTCCTGCGAGTTCGATATGCGGGATGAGTATTTCCAACAGCTCGAACTCGAAACCGAACACAACGACTCACGCAGAACCGAACCCAACCAGGAGCCGACATGAACATCAACCAAGCGTTCCCGAGCAAGTATCTCAAGGCGTCCGACGCGGAAGACGGCGATCTGGTGCTGACCATCGCGCGGGTGAAGATGGAGACCATCGGCCAAGGCGCGAAAGCCGAACAGAAGCCGGTTGTCTACTTCGCCAACGTGGATAAAGGAATGGTTTTGAACAAGACCAACGCCAAGATGATCGAGAAGATCGCCAAGTCCGGCGACACCGACGAGTGGACCGGCGTGACCATCCGCGTGATTGCGACCGAAGTGGAGTTCCAAGGCGACCTCGTGATGTCGCTGCGCGTGCGCGAGCCGAAGAAACTCGGCAAGCCCACGGCTGGCAAGTCGGACGAGACGGTCGAAGCGCCCGACGAAGACGCGATACCCTTCTGATCGCAGCAGATTCAGTTATCAAGGATCAACGAAAATGCTGCGAGAAACCCGCACAATTATACTTGATATCGCCACGTCGTCTCTGCCGAATGCCGCGGAGTTTATCGACGTGGATTCCATTCAGGCCCCGTCAAACTGGAAGGATCCCGCGAAGATCGACGCCTATAAGGCCGAGAGGCTAGCCGAGCGGCTGGACTCGGCCGCGCTGGACTTCGACCTCGCCCGGATCACCGGCATCGCGTGGGCCGGTGACATCGCGGGCTTGGCTACTTGCCGCGATGAAGATCAGGAGCGCATTGTGCTGACCGACATGGCGCAACGGCTGCGCGGCGACTACCGGCTCATCGGATACAACATGCTGCAATTCGACGCGCCGATGCTCATGAGACGCGCCCGCTACCTCGGTGTGCCGTTTCCGGTCATCAACTGCGACCGTTACAAATCGCCCCACGTGGACCTATTAGCCCTTCTGAGCGACCGTGACCCATCTAGGCGGCGTTCCCTCGGCTTCTACGTCAAACGCCTCTCTATGGGCCTCGTGAAGCCTTTAACAGGGGCTCAGGAGGCTCAGGTGCCGGTCACGGGCGATTGGGCGGGGCTAGAGGCTAGTTTGCGGCATGACGTGACGGCCATCCACTTGCTGGCCGGATGGCTAGGGGTGCTCTAAGGTGCCCATCTACTGGGGTGCGTTCTGTGACGACGAGGGTCATCTTGGTTTTGATGACCCCGCGTCATGGCGTGCCAACCTGCGGAAGTTCGTCGGTAAGTCCGTGCTGGTATCAGTCAAGCGCAAGTCTGAGCGGCAAGGTAGCCAGTCAATGCGGTTTTACAGGGGCGTGGTCGTGCCAGACATCGCGCGGGCCTGCGGCTACTCGGACCCGGACGACTGGCAGGACGTCCACGATGCGCTGGCGTTCAAGTTCCTGCGGCTGCCAGACCATCCTGAACTCGGGACGCCACGCCGCCGCTCGACCGCGAAAGACGACCTGTCCGCCGCTGAGATGACCGATTACATTAGCGCGTGCATCGAGTGGGCTGAGAGTTCGATCCCAGGGTGTCACGTGCGCCGGCCGGATGAAGTGGACGACATGGGCGCGATTTATGCGCCGGAGTTTGACTGATGCTCCCCAAACCCAAACGCGGCACGGCGTTACTTGAACGGCGCCAACGTCGCGCGGAACTCGTTAAGCACGAACAGACAGAGATGCAAGCGGCGCTCAAGGACGACAACCGCGAGTGTCGGCGCCCGACGTGCCGGTATCGGTCTAAGTCGTTACGGATGCCGATTGATCCGTGTCATGTGAAGCACCGGGGCATGGGCGGCAACCCATCAGGCTCGCGCACCGACCGCACGACGGTCATCAGCTTCTGCCGGATGTGCCACGGCGAATACGACGCGGGCCTGTTTGACTTCGAGATGCTGACTGGCGACGGCACACGCGGGCCGTGCGCGTTCTATGACATCACCGAGACCGGCGAGCGGTTGCATGTCGCAACCGAAGTGCGCCGCGGTGAATCCGAAATGAGGAGTGCGTAAATGGCCACGATACTCTGCGAAGGCGCATGTTCTCCCAACCGTTTGAGTGGGCCTGAGAAGGCCAAAGATCTGAGCAGCATCGCGGGGGTGGATGCGATGACCCGCAACCGCTACGTGACCGAATCCCTGCGCTACACGCAGCACTTGTTTGTGCGTGAAGTGTTGACGAAGAGTCCAGACAAGTCGCGGCAGTTTTGGGCCTGTGCGACGTGTGGGCATGAGCGGGTGTGGGGATGAGCATCGTTAAACCGACAGGCGGCCCAGCATTCCCATTCGTTGAGGAGTTTAGGCGCTACGAGGATCACGACCATCGAGTTAGTTATGAGGCCATTGAGCCCCATGAGGGCATGACACTCCGTGACTGGTTCGCCGGTCAGGCGCTGATGATGATGTCGGCGCAAACCAATGCTCATCTGCTGGCTGGCGAGGACACGAAGACGTGCGCGGCATGGGCCTACGAAGTGGCCGATATGATGCTCGCGGAGCGTGACAAGTGACCCAGCGCTGGCTGAAGTTCTGGCGGCGCGTGTTCTGTCTCCACCAGGACATGCGGCGGTTCAGGGACACCGACAACCGCTACTACCGGGTCTGTGACCACTGCGGCGTCGTGGTGCCGTATAGCGTGGATGTGGAAGCGACACGGAGGCCGAGATGACGCTGACTGAACAGCTCGCCCGATTCTTTCGTGAGCACGCCGGGGAATGGCTCGGCGCGAGACAACTGGAGTTCGCTGGCCGTCAGGCGTGGCGCACTCGCGTTTCCGACCTCCGCAAGCCGCCGTATGGGATGACGATTGAGAATGAGGTCAAGCGCATCAAGACGGACCAGGGCGAGATACGCATGTCCCGCTACCGATATCAGCCTTGACACGGCCGACACGCCGTCTCAGACGTGACGGCGAATCATGCGACACAAGGCCGCGTGTCGTCACGCCGTGAGTCAACAAATCGTGTTGACTATGTAGACCGCTTGCGGCAGAATTCGGCAACCCATGAGCGGATACACGAAGCTGTTTTCCTCCATCATCGCGTCAACGGTCTGGCGCACCAACAATGAAACCAGGCTCGTCTGGATCACTCTGCTCGCGATGTCCGACCGAAAGGGCATCGTCGAAGGATCTATCCCGGGACTGGCTGACCTCGCGAGAATTCCAGTCGCCGCATGTCGCAAGGCTCTGTCCGAGCTGGAAAGTCCAGACCCAGATTCACGGTCCAAAGAGCACGAAGGCCGCCGAATTCTGGAAGTAGATGGCGGATGGTTTATTGTGAACCACGGCAAATACCGGGCGAAAATGAGCGCCGATGACCGCCGCGAGTATTTACGCCAGAAAAAGGCCGAATCACGCGATCGTCAACGCTCAGTCAACACACGTCAACAAATGTCGCGGTTGTCGACACATACAGATCCAGCACCAGATCCAGATCCAACACCAAAAGCAAAGAGCGCGGAGAGCAAGGTCAACATCTCGCTCGCTCCGCTCGCGGCGCGCCCGCAGTCAAACCACCACAAGTCACTCATCGGAACCCACACGAAGTGCCCGGAAGGCACATGGGCGGCCTGCGCTCGCGGTCTCTGCGTTCCGACGAAGCTCTACGCCGAGTGGAGAGCCCAGTTCGCGGACACGACCGAAGCCTCTGAGCAGATCGTCGCTCTTGTGGACCGTGCCGTGGCGGAACTGGGCGACGGGCCGGTGGGTGACACCCCGTATGACTTCTGGCGGGCCGTCTGGCGGGCCCAGCACGCCTCTAGAGCCCCGTTCGCGCCGAGTCCGCATACCAAGGGCAATCAGACCGTGGCGAACATGCAACGGGTTCTGGCGAAACTCAAGGCTGAACAGGCATGAGCGCCGAACGTATCGTCTCAGCCCTCAGTGCCTTAGCGATGGCCCGTGGCGGCACACTCGATGAGGCGCAGGGCCTTGTCTACGCTCGGTTGCTTCAAGAGTCCGATCCTGGCTTGGTCGAGCGCGCGTGTATGGCATTGGCCAAAGAGCCTCGGGAAGAGTTCGAGACGCTGCTACCGTCTGTCGGAGCCATCCTGACTCGCGCTGGGGTAATTCGCACGAGCGATACCAAGGCACTTGCGGCATCGAAGCTGCTGCCACTGCCGAAGGTGGAGAACGACGAACCGCGCTACTTCTGCGCCGATTGCCTTGACGAGCCGAGCGGCTGGCGGATTCACCAATGCGCCGGCTGGCATGCGCTGATTGTCGATGAGCGCACGACAAAGCGGCTCGAAGGGCTGGACGGTCGCCACTGCGGCAAGCGCACACAGCACGGGCCGCACAGCTTCGCTGAAAAATGCCACTGCTATCAGCATAACCCAGTGGTCGCGCAGTGGAATCAGAAGCACACCAAACACTGACCGACTGGAAAGCCGCGCATCTGGGAAAGCCGCATTAGACGCTTGACGTGTGTCGGTTAAATCTATATAGTCATACCCATGACGCAGGGATTGATTCTGAACTGTTTGCGCTGCCGAGCGACGTGGGCGCGGAAGTCGTTGAGGCGCATGCCCGCCCACTGTGCGCGCTGCAACAGCCCGTATTGGTTCAAAGCCCGTCGCAAGCGCAAGAAGGAGACCAGATGACCCCGATCATGCATCCGATTCCGACCGACATCACGCTCTGTGCGGGTTCTCACGCGTCATTCGATCAAGGCGTCTGCGCGATGGAGTTCGCCGCCTATCTGGCTGGCGAACCGCACAGCGACGAACCGACGTGCGTGTGCCCCGCGATCCGCGCCTTCTGCGTCTCGTGGAACGACGCGCTGCCGTCCGATGCGGAGCGGAACCGGCTGCTCCTGCCTCTTGTGCCGCGCACGATCGATTCCAAGAGCACGCCGGCCGTGCAAGAGTATCGGGCGTTTCTCGCGTTCGACTGGCTGACGCGCATCTACGCTCCGACCTGGTTGGACCTGCTGCCGGAACTCGCGGCCGATGCAACGGCGCTTCGCGCGCTCGCGCCCATCCTCACGATGGAAGCGGCACGGGCGGCCATTGCGCCGGCCGAGGCTGCCTCTGAACGCGCGTCGGCAGCGGAGTCGGCAGCGAGGTCGGCAGCGGAGTCGGCAGCGGAGTCGGCAGCGGGGTCGGCAGGGTGGTCGGCAGCGTGGTCGGCAGCGTGGTCGGCAGCGGGGTCGGCAGCGGGGTCGGCAGCGGGGTCGGCAGCGAGGTCGGCAGCGGGGGCGG